CCGTTTGACAGATTAGAGATTAAAAAAATTATATCTAATTCACAAAAAGGTGCTTTTGATGCAGATGAAATTTATAAAAAAGTAATTTTAAACGGAGATAAATCTGAGTTAGATGACATATTTAAAGCTCTTAATCAGTATGACGAATACTTAAAAAAAGCAGGCAAGGTTGGTAATACAGAGGCAAGATTAAAAGCACAAATAAAACAAAGATTGTTTAATGATGCATTTAGAGCCTCTACAGATGTTGTAGATGAATCAATAAACTTTACACAATTTGCAAGAGAAATTAAAAAATTTGAAAGAGACTATCCTGGTAAGTTAAATTCTTTATTTACCGATAGTGCCACTAACAGAAATACTGCTGATTTAGTAAGGGTGACTATAGATCAAATTAATAAAATTAACCCACGATTAAAACCTCAAGATATTAAAAACTTGGTAGCAGACTTTACAAATCCAAATAGAAAAATAGGTTTGAATGCAAGTAATCAAGGTTTAGCCTTTGTTCAGGGATTAAAACAATTAGCAAAAGCATCCGAAGATAGATTGAAATTAGAAGCTAACAGAGCTATATCTGACTTACCGTTAAAAGGAATTGATGAGACGGTTAATATAATCTTTAGACCAAACGCTAATGCAAACATACAAATTTTAAAAGATACCGTAAGTGATGAAGTATTTACTAGCATTCAACAAGCTAGTATGCAAAAGCTTTTGTCAAAAGCCATAGATATAAATGGTAAAGGCAGAATCACAGATCTGTTTAAACCTGGAAATTTAAAAACAGCTTTAGATTCATATGGTGATGAAACATTAGATGCTATGTTTGGTAAAGAACTTACACAAGGTTTAAAAAACTTTCAAAGGACTGTAGACGCTTTAACAAAACAAGAAGCTGGTCGTGGAGGCGCAGCTGGTGGATTGGTTGCTGCTGGTATTGGTGCAAGCTTGGCCCTTAATCCAATAGCAGTTTTGCCAACAGTATTAGGTTTAGCAGTCGCAAGAAAAGTTTTTGCATCACCTATGCTTGTTTCTGCGTTTGCTAAAACAGATAAAGGATCTATTATGACTGCTCTTGATATGACTGAACAAGCATTACGACAAACTCTTGTCAGAGAACTTGGAATGGCATCTGAAGAAGCTGGAGCTTTAGCTGGAGATATAATGAGTGGAGCTATTGATGCAGTAGGTGTTGAAGAAATAATTAACGATACAAAGAAAGCAGCGCAACAAATAGTTACTGACGTAGAAGATATAGAACAAGACGCAAGACAAAACTTACGTTCAACTCAAGCGCCTGTACCACAAAACATACCTCTACCAGAAGTTCCAACTATTGAAATGCCAACTGTAGATCCTTTGGCTAGAGATAGATTAGACTTTGACGAGCAACTATTTGGCAGACCATCTAGGCTTGGATAATACTTTTACCGTTTACTTCAATCACTTTTCCATCAAAGTCATTACAAATCTTTCTTACTAAAGAATTATTATAGATAGGATGACTTGCATATAACTTTTGTTTTTGCATCCAGGCCTCTTGTTCTTTAGTAAGTTTGGTTGTTGGTACATTCTTTTTCATTAGAAACCTATTTCATTACGGTCCATACCCAACGGTTTATCTGACAAACAGATCCAATCTTCTACAGGTATATGTATGTATGGCTCGTTGTCTTCTTCATAAGTAGGGTTTTCACTTATGTTCATTCTGACATCATAGGTGAAATGTTTTCTCCATTCATGCATGTAAATACCGTCAGTCATAGCATACACAATAATAAAAGGCACTCCGGTTGCTAGTGCAAATGAAGATCCTTTTCTAAGTTTGTTAGTGGATATAATAATGGTTTCATACTTATCATAAGCAAAAGTTCTACATTTAACTTCACACCAATAATTTTTTTCTGCCGACTCTATCCAATAATCTAAAGAATAGCTAGGCGGTAACTTATGACAGCTAACACCCCATAGGCCCTCTAAAAATCCTGCTACTCGTTCTTCTCGTTTCTGATCTTCTCTGCTTTCTAATGATGGTGTTTTCATAATTACTCCTCAAAGAAGTTAGGATCTACAGCAACAAACCTTTTGGCTGGTCTACCTTTACCCCCAACTTTAATTTCAATTTCCTGAATCTCTCCAGCGTTTTTTAATCTTTCAATAATTTCTTTTACTTCATATGACTTCATACTCCTAAATAATTCGTGTCTATCTACCTCTCTTTTAGATATACCTTCGCCGTTTCTAGATCTAATAAAGGATAAAACCTGTTTTATCTTAGATTCTGTTGCAGAACTGGCTACTTTGTCCCTACAAGCCTCTATAAACATAAGATCGTAGTATCTGATGTAATCTATCGCCCACTTAGTTATATCGGCTGTAATCTTAGTAGCGTCAGCGCTAGAGGCTAAAGTACAAAGCAAAGCTAATCGCATAGCTTTTTCTTTAGATCTACTCAACAAAGGCTCAAGGTTGTCTTTTTCTAAAATGTCTTGGCGTTTAATGATCTCTCTTGCAAAGTCTTGTAGTAGCTCCTCTGATTGCTTATCAAACTCTAAAACGGTTTGACTTATATCTAACTCAGCGTTGTCTCTACCAGCATCTGTTAAATTGCCTTTTGCTCTGCGTATGTAATTAACCCAATTAACTACGCTCATAGGTGGTTCAGTAAACCTTTTTAGATCTCCAACTCTTCTAGGTTCATTTGATTCAACAACTACAAACCTATTTAGGAAACCATCTGCAATCCTACCGCTGTTAAGTGCGCCATAAAAATTTTTAGGAACTGATAAACCAACTAATGTAATCGCTGGTTTATATGCAACACGGTTCATCATCTTTTCTTTATATTCTTCTTGTACTGCCATCAAAGAATAATTATCTGGTCGCAGAGTCCCATGACAACGACCCCAAGCCTCCATAAGTGTTTGTATACCGTCCTCTTTATTGGTATTGCCAGCATTACTAATAGCTTCAAGTCGTTTACCAAACTCATCCATAATTGTAATTTGTGTTGGTCTGATTTTCAGAACAGAATGCACAGCACCGCTTGATGTGTAGCCATCTCCTACTACTAATTTTTCATGTTCGGATGCGTTTAATATAGATTCTATGAATGTTTTAATATTTTCTTTGCCTTGGCCCGACTTAGCCACTCCCATAAAATACATACTAGAAAAGTTATTCATGTTAGTTCTATACAATCTTCCGCAAGTAACACTTGCTAAAGCTAATGCACCTACAAGAGATAGCTCTGGTTGTGGTACTTGCGCTATATCTTCACAAAAGTCAAACATGTTTTGAATAAGTCCTGGTGGGCTGAACAAATCGCTTGGTCTATTTATGCTTTCAGTAGATTGTGTAAACAAAGGCGCTATCTGATTTTTACGGTCATGAGTTTTTTTAACATTATCTACAACTGAATCAACTTCTTGTTGCGGTAAGGGTGGGTTGTTGTTCTTGTTCCAATTTTGTAAAAAGACTCTAACAAATTCTAGGTTTACATTTTTAGATATAAGATAACCTGCAATTCTTGCAGCGCCATCATTTCTTGATCCCTCCAGAACACCATCTAAAGAAAACGGAGCGGTTTGTTGGCTGCTTTCAATCTTAGGTATGCCTGTTATTTGTAAATATTCTTTCTCTGTAAAGTCTGGTAGATCTGTATGATCGTGTATTTTCCAATCTGGTATTATTACTGGCTTGTATACTTGGCCATTAGCATGACGGTTAAACGGAGCAATAATTAAACCGCCTACGCCTCTAATGTCTATCAATCGTTCTATAGGAGTTGTATTGGTCCTTCTTGTTGCAAAGGTGGTGTAATTTTCTGGATTGTTATAATAGTAATGCATACCTTTACCAGTTATAACTTTAAATGGACATGCAGGTAAATTCTTCTCTACCCAGTCCATAGCCTCTGGAGAGTCCGCATCAACGACAACAAACTTGCCACAAACTAATGCAACAACAAGATTGTCTCTATCTTTAAACCAAGACTCTACAAGATCCCTACTGGGTCTAGATTCCTTATATTGTTCCCAGCCTTTTAAAAATGATGGAGGTTTTTTGTTAGATCTCTGTAAAGGTACTACATTATATCCGTCATCATAATAAGCCAGCGCAATATCCAAGGACGAGTCATCCTCGGTAATATTGAGTTGGAACATGTTACTCTTGTTCTTCTAAAATTTCTGATATAGAACCGTATATAGATTCAAAGTTTAGCCTGCCCTCAGTAGCTTTAATGATCTGCTTGGCTTGCGCGATAGACGGTTGCCTATAACCATACCTCCAAGACTTGCAAGAGGCTTCTGAACATTTAAAGTCTTCAGCAGCCTTTTTATGACCTAAAAATTTTATGTAACCAGATAAAGTATATTCGTTTACTTTTCTTTCTTTATGATTTGGTTGTACTCCCATAATGCTTAACTCCTTTAGTTTTTTAGTTGCAATAGCCTTGGACCTAAAATAGTAGTTGGCCAGCCAGGTTATGTCGTTTTGTTGATTCATATACATCTCCTAAATAATATGATTTACACATTGTAGTTTCTCAGGTTATAATAAGCAAGTTCATTTTTACACAAACTATAGGAGGGTAGATCATGAGCTTAAAAGATAAGATTAAAACGCCAGATAAACTGGTGGACCAACAAGGGGCCAAGCTTCTTGTATACGGTCAAGCTGGAGCTGGTAAAACTTTTTCAACGCAAACTATGCCTGGAAGAGTTTTAGTCATTAGTGCGGAGGCAGGATTGCTTTCTATTAAAGACGCTCCAAATGTATCTGCTATTGCAGTTTCTAATTATGACGATTTGAGAGAAGTGTATGCTGCTTTGAAATCTGGCGAATTAGTCTACGATAGCGTGTGTTTAGACTCTGTATCAGAGATCTCTGAGATCTTATTGGTGCATGAGAAAAGCAGAAACAAGGACGGGAGAATGGCTTACCAAAATGTAAGTGAGGCAGTCACCAGTCTTCTAAGATCATTTAGGGATCTAGATATGCATGTATTATTTCTTTGCAAAGAAGGTAAAGATAATAATGACGGCGTATTTTTCTTTGGTCCTAAGATGGCAAGTAAACCTTTAGGAGATGCGATAACGTATTTCTTTGATGAGGTTTTAGCACTTCGTATTATTGACGATCAAGATGATGACGGTAATGCGATAGCTGCAAGGTGGTTACAAACAAGGATAGGTCAAGGCTACACAGCTAAAGACCGTAGCGGTAAGCTAGAGGCCTTTGAGGAACCAAATCTAACTGCTCTAATTACCAAATTAGGGTTTTCTATTAATGTTGAAGATAAGGAGAGTGCATAATGTCAGACTTTAGTGATGTTGACTTTTTTGAGAATGCGGAGCAGATGGAGTCTAAGGGTCCAGAGGTTGCTCCGACTGGTGAGTATGAAGCAAAGATTATTGCTGCGGAGAAATATAAATCTAAAAGCGGTAATTGGACGCAGAAAATGACCTTTCAAATTGATGGCGGTAAATACCGAGATCATAATGAATGGTATAACTTGTGGTCTGCTAACGAGGACTCAAAAAGAATAGCAAGTGAAATATTTAGTCGCTTAGCTATTGTTTGCGGTTTTAAACAATTACCAGATCTTGCAAAAGATTTTATTGGTAAAGAATTAAAGCTTGGTATTAGACAGTATGAAGATAACTGGACTAATGATGATGGGGAAGCTGTTACATCTGCTAAGACTAAAATCTTAAAGATGGAACCCTCAGATAAAAAACCAGCTGCACCTGGGGAAAAACCTCCGTTCTAAGTGCAAACTAAAGAAGGGGGCTATATGCCCCTTTTTTTTGTGTTTTGAAAAAAAACGACCTCCTGAGAGGCCCGTGGTGAGCTTTTCTTACCTTGGTCTAAGGTTTACCCTTAACGAAGTTATCACGTTTTTTGGACTTTTTGTTCTAATGCTTTTAAATATAAATTCTGCCAAAACTTAACTTGATGTTTTAAATAATTATTTTGGACCGCTAGATCCTTAATATTAATTTCTGGTTTCTCTCCTGGTATGCACATAGAAAAGAATATTGTGTTTTTGTCTACTT